CCTGCTGACCTTGTGGTAGTAGATTTCTTCCAAGATCACGTACCGCTACTTCTTCAATCTTCTTATTTGTAAGATCAAACCCTTTACTAAGTCTCTTCTTCAGATCATCAAATCTGTCATTAAGATATTTCTCCAGGGCTTTCTCAATCCCTGATTTACCCCTTAAATCTTGGTATGATAGATATCCGTGTGCCATTAGCGTTTAAGTGCTTCTTGTTCTTTCTTGACCTGTTCCAAGTGCTGAAGCAACAACGTAGTGTAAACTTGTCGCTCCCAGGGCATCATATTCTCAATTTCACTCAAACTATATTTATGGTGCTGCATGAGAGCAAAGTTTGTTTTATAGTACCCTTCCAAACTATTATGGAAGAGTGCTATCCGAAAAAATTGGCAAGACCTGTAATAACGAATTCTGAGGTTTCTCCCGTATTGGGATTTTTCACTTCAAACTTGTGTTCTAGTCTAGGAGTTTTTTCAAAGAATTCTTGAATTTTCTCAAATTGCTTATTTGTCAATCCTTCGACAAATTGAACAAATTCTTTCTTTGAAGTCGTAGAACTGTCATATACGTCTTCTGCATCAAAAATCTGATCAATACAACCAGCGATAACTTCAACAACACCCTCTGCAGTAGGTGGTTTGTTCATAATCGAAGTTTTGATAAAATCATCCCAGGAGGGATATTTCATCATAATACCAAGATCATCATTTAGCATGATTTTAGGATCATGCCCTTCTGGTTTAGTTACTTCTACTGCGGATAAATTCAATTTATATTTTACACGTGTTTCACCATCATCTTGACACGTCACCATCATATCAACATCTTCGCCAATAGACACAGCACGAATTTGAAGGAAGATATACTCCAAGTCGAACATGGGCATTTCTTCGATTTTTACTCTAGATTGAATACAACCTTTTAGT